TCTCGCGTTTCTTGTCGAAACGCATCTGCTGCTGTTCGGTGCGGACGTGCTTGCCTTCGTCGCCCGCGCCCTCGGGCACCCCGACCAGCACGTTCTGGCTCGCGTTGTTCATCAGCTCGCGCAGCCGAGCGAGGCCCGGCAGGTCGCCGCCACTCATGTGAAAAGAAACGCTCATCCCACCACAGCCCCCGCGCCTGTGATCAGCGCTGCTGTCACCCCGAGCGACTTATCGCCCAGCAACACGGAGCCGAGAGGCACGCGCAGCGGTTCGCGCTTTGCCGGTGGCTCTATGAACGGAACGTCCACGGCGAGCTTTACGGGCCAGCGCTGTTTCTTCTGCTTCTTCATTCTCCCGCCATCCCCCCGAGCCCGACCATGTCGCGAAGCTCGCAGTACCGCTGCCCGTAGTCGGTGCGCATATACGTATCCTTCGCCATCAGCACTTGCAGCTCTCCGTTGTATGACACCCCCACCGGCCCCACGTGTTTCTCGGTGACGTTGCCACCGTCCACCTGCAGTCCTCGGGCCGCGCGTGCCCTGCTCATCACAATCGAATGGGCCACGAACCGCGACAGCCCTTCCGAGTACAGAGTGTCCCAACGGGGGGCGTTGAACATGGGCGCCGCCGCATCCAAGAACTTCTGGATGTAGGCGTCGGTCAACGTCGCGTCCGCGGCCTGGGAAAAGTCCCCGTCCGGGAAGCACGCTCTGAACTCGGAAGGCGTCACGTCGCCGCCTAAGCGTCGGCAGCCAGGACCTTGTCCTGGTAGTACAGCGACTTCGGGTAGCGCAACTCGAATCCCGCGTAGCGGTAGTGACCCGGCACGATGACTTCAAGCAACCGCAGTTGCGGCGCCAGGAAGGTCAACGGCTGCGGCACGTGCATCACGCAGCGGTCGGGGTGCTTCTTGTAGTAGATCACCCGGCTCTTGCCGCTGTAGCTGCCAGCCCCGGTCAGCACGCCCGCCGTCTCCAGCCCCATCACGCCCACGAAGTTGACGTCGATTCCCTTCTGCAGCTTGGCCAGGTTGTTCTCTTTCAAGAACGCCAGGACGGTCATGTTGGTTGGGACGACGACCCCACCCGACGAAGCAGAGACCATCCGGTTGGCCAGGGCCGCCAGCGCGTCGACCGGCATCGCCACGGTGTCGGGGAAGTCGTTCGTTGCGGTGTTCTTGTAGACCGCGGTGATGCCGGCGTTGACGTCGCACAAAATGGTCATCGGGCTGGTAAGGGCACTGTCCCACGCACCAGTAGGCGCCGGAACCGGAGTGACCAACGTCTGGGGAACGTTCGACAGGCCGTAGAAGTTGTCCTCGCCGAAGAGGGCAACTTCGTTGAGGTGCAGGTTCGCCCCGTCGACCGCCGCGCTCATGAGCAGGTCGGGCAGCGGCCTCTTGAGCTGCTGACTTGCGACCAACTCCTGAACGTTGTAGCCGTAGGACAGCCCACCGCCCTCGACCTGGATCTGCTTGCGGCCGAACTTCACGCCCACCCGAGGCAGGTCGCTCGCGTCCGCGTTGAGGCGCTTCCCCTGGCCCGTGCGCTCAAAGGTCTGGTACTCAACCGTCTCAGCCCACGGCGGGGCCTCGTACGAGACCGGCACAAGGTCCTTCCACAAGGGAGGGATCTTCTGCTTTTCAAACATCTTGGCCTCGGTGTGCGCCAACTCGGAGATCATGAAGGCCAGCGGATCCGTGGAGTCCGTCGCCCTCTTCAACTCGTCGATCGGCCACATCGCGGGCGCCTGGTGTCGGATCGAACGGCTGAGGAACTCATACCGCTCGAAGGGAACCATGCGCTCGACCTTGCGGCCAGCGTCGAAGACCTGGATCACCGCCATGTCGAACGTGCGGCCCGTCTTGCTGTCTTTGATTTGCTTTCGTCCAAGAAACATGTTGCATGTCCTTTCGTTGGGCCGTTGGCTACGAGTAGAGCGCGGGGGTTCCGCGGTCGCTGATCTTGATGATTCCCACTGCGCCCGACGCCGTCGTGGTGTCCCACGTGGCCCCCGTAACTTTGAGCCGCCCGCTTCCCGCTCCGGCTGCCGTGCTCCCGCCGAGCTGCCCCTTGCTCGCCGCGATGGCGAACACTTGGTCACCCTCGGTCACGTTCTCGCACGGAATCGCAAAGCGTCGACCGTACCGGACGATCGAAGCGCTGTGCTTGGAGGGCCATCCCACCACGTTGTCAGACGGGTTGGCCGACTTGACGACCGGGAACCGGCTCGTGATGCCGGCGACGACGGCCGCGGTGTCGGTCGTTTCGATCGGTGAGACGTTCTTTCGGCCAGCGGCGTTCGTCCCCGTGCCGACCTTGCACGCGACGCCGAAATCGAGCAGGCCCGCGCTGTCGAGCCCGCCCGTGGTTGCTTCGTTGTAGACGGTGTCGAGAACCTGCGGTGATGCGTCTGCGGCGTCGCCGGCCAGGCCCTTGGTAAACAACCGTCCGCCAGTGGTAGCAAGAATGTCACTCATGAGAATCTCCTCGTGTTTAGCTCACCGAGCCGACATAAATGTCGGAGCGGCTGGACAGGTCGACGACTTCGACCGAACCGTTGTTGATTGCAGAGTTGCTTCCACCCCCGAGCACGCCCGCGAGCGCGGCGTCCTGGGCGGCGAGTTGCGCCTGACGGGGCAGCGCGAGCAGGACGGCGAACGCCGTGGATACCTGCGCATCCGTCGACTTCTCGATACCCGCGTCGCCGATGATCTTGTCAACGATCAACTTGCTTGTGGAGTCGGAGCAAGCCGCGACAACCGCAGCCCTGCGAATTGCAGCCGAGCTGCCCTTGGGTTCCAGTCCCGGGGCCAGCTTCTTGGCGTCACCGATGACGGTCGCGCGCTCTGCCACCAAGGCGTCGACGTCGATCGCAAGAGCCTTGTCAAGCTTGCTGACAAGTTCCGCATTGCTCTTTGCCAGTGCTGCTGCTGCGTCCCTTGCCGTCTTCAGTTCGGCGTCCTTCGCGGCGAGTTGTCCTCGGGAATCCTTCACGTGAGTTGCGAAGTCCGCGATCACCTGGTCGCGCTCTCCGGTCAACCCCTTGAAGGCGGTTTCGATGGACTCAGCCGCAAGTTCGTCGATTTCGAACCGCGGCAGCCCATCCACTGCTAGCTTCTTCATTGCCATGGTCTTCCTTTCGTTGTCGCTGATGCGGCAGATGGGGCCGCCCCGTGGCGAGTCCAGCACCCTGTCCAGAATGGCCAGGTGGTCGCCGAGAATATTTCGCTGGTAGCCGTCGAACGCCTGCCCGCCGTCGTCTTTTCCCGGAGTCAAATCAAGCTCAAAGCCATAGCCGGAGCTGAGATGCGCGTCCCCCGCCACCACACGGGAAACCTGCTCCCCGTCCATGACCCACGTGGTGCCGCCCAGAAGATTTCCGGGGAGCTTCGCGCAGTCGCGAACGTGCCCCTTCGTCACCTGCGCCCACTTCGACGCATCCACGCCCGTTTCGGGGTGCCGATACGTGATCGGCTTGTTCTCGAAACTGGCGATGGTTTCCGGGCGCAGCGCTTCCTCCGGCGTGCGCATCAAGCGCACCTGCGCCTTTGGATCACCGTCGAGACCAAGCTCCGCGCGCGTGTAGACCTGAACCCCACAACGGCCGAGCACCGCGGGCGCGACGAGATACCCCTCGGGCGTGATCTCACGCCGCGAGAAGGTGACGACGTCGCGAACGGCGCAGCGATTGCTCACTTGCGATCTGCCTCCGCCTGCGCAGGCGCGCCCCAACCGCCCGCCCTGTGCGAGGCAAGCGCATCCTTGTACGCGCTAGCCGCCATGGCGTGTTCTCCGCGCGCCTCGTGCAAACGCCCGCGCTCCTCATGTACCGCAGCGGCCAAGTCGTGCTGGCCGGCTTCGGTGTGCGCTTTCGCACGCCCGTTCAGCTCGCCCAGTTTGAGCGCGTGCGCTCGCTCCAGCTCTTCCGAGTCAGCCTCGCCCATCTCTGTGACGGGCATCGCGCCCAGCTCGTCGTTGATGGCCTTCGCGTTGTCGTTGCCCTTGGCCGCAAGCTCGCGGTAGAGATTCGGATTGCTCACGCTGCACGCTCCTCTTCTGACTGGGCGCCGAAAGCCAGCGCATCCATGTCGACCACTGGAACCGCAACACACCGGCAGTTGATGTCTTCTCCGGGATAGCACGGCTCACCGGCTACAACTCCAGCGACCGGCCCGGCTTCGTCCCAGCGAAATTCCTTGCCGTCAACTTCCGCGTGGCTCTCGCGCACCCGCTCGTCACCGCTGGTCTGCCATTCGTACTTCTCGATCCCAACCTGCTGCTGGCGTTCCTGGTTGAACGCCGAGTTCATCTTCGCGGTTTGGTCGCGGGCGATGAGCTTCGCGCGGTTCTCGGTGATGTCGCCGTCACGCTGGATCTGCTCTGCCAGCGACTCCCACCGCACGCCACTCACCCAGCCCTCCGTCACCGTGTTGGTCACGCGATCGAAATACTCCTCGGGGATGGACTTGATGAGCGCGATGTTGTCGGCGGTGGCCTCACGCATCGACTGCAGCAGCGGCCCGTTCGCACTCAGAAGCCGCGACACGTCCACGCCGATTGCCTGGTGGATCACCTGCACCAGTCGCTCGTCAACGCTGTCCCGGTTCGCCTCGACTGAGATGCCGACCAAGCGCTTGGCCCACGTGTCGAGGTTCCCCAGCTTCGCAGCCGCGCGCTTGATCTCTTCAGCCAGCGACGCCGGGATTCCGTCAGCGACGCGGACGGCATCGCCCGGGGTAGGTCGTGGCCAGTGCGCCTGCAGTCCCGGCAGCGCGCCGTCAACCAACTCTCGGCAACGCGCTACAAGCTGGAGCAGGCCGGCCCGATACTGCAGCTCAGCCTTGAAACTCCTGCGCACGGGCCGCAGCCTCCGCACCGCGCGCGCATTCCCGTGGCGCTTGCGGTGGCCGCGTGCTGCTGCTGCGAGGATCGCGAGATGTAGACCCACGTGGTGCTAGCCACAATGGCAACACGTGTGCGACAGATTGGCAATTTCAGTCTTGACTTGCGTGACAGAATGTCGCTACCATGTCGGAGTTGACATGTCGGATGTTACGTGCGACAAGTGACGGGCGTGCTCACTAACGAGTCGCATTGACAAGGAGACCTACATGGCATTCGGCAAGAAGACGGAACTGTCCGAGATAGTGATCAAGGCCCCGAACTACAAGGAGCTGCCGATCACTATCGTTGGCACTGCCCCATATGTGTGCAACGACCTCACGCCAGGGGGAGAAGCTGGGCTCAAGGGCGGCATGGAAGGACCGAAGCCGGACAAGCCCAGCAAGGCAAAGAGACCGCCGAAGGACTTCGATGGCGATTACAAAGGGTCCATGCACACCGACGTTGACCACGGCTGGGTTGGTATCCCCGCTGCGGCCCTGCGCTCTGCCATGATCCGGGCGTGCTCGACCTGCGGCGTGGAGATGACGAAAGCCAAGCAGTGCTTCTTCGTTCTGGCCGATGGCATCGACCGGCGCGAGAAGCCCCTGGTCAAGATCACGAAGGGCAAGCCAGAGCGTTTCGATTCCGTGGTCAAGAACTCCAATGGCTCTACGGACGTGCGCGCCCGCGCTCGCTTCGCGACAGGGTGGGAGTGCAATCTTCGGATCCAGTACGACGCCGACATGTTCAGCGAGACCACGGTGGCGAACCTGATTCTGCGGGCAGGAATAAGTGTTGGAGTTGGCGCCGGGCGCCCATTCTCATCGCAGAGCGCAGGGTGCGGGTGGGGCACGTTCACAATCAAGAATCTCAAGACAAAGGAAACAGCCGCGTAGGCGGTTCTGCGCCAGGAAATGCTGGGCTGGAGCGGCAACGCGAGGCGATGAGCGGCGGGGCGCGGCGCGGATGAGCAAGGCGGGGCGGGTGAGGTAAGGCACGGCGCTGCGAGGCGCAGTGATGTAAGGCGAGGCAAGGCGCTGCATGGCATGGAGCAGCAAGAGCAAAGCAAGCAAGGGAATCAAGAAAGGATAACACCGATGAGCAAACCGAAAGAACGACAGGAACAGCAACGGACCTACTACTGGCGCCCTGGTTCTCAGCACAAGATTGATGCCGAGACGGCGGCGCTAGAAATGCAGCGGCTTCTCGATGATCACAATCAGCGGCTAGACGCCGCCGACGTGCTTGACTCGGCAGAGGCTCCCACGAGCCCGTTGCATTCAGAGTTCGAATGGGACGATACCGCAGCGGCGAAGCAACACCGACTCTTGCAGGCCCGCAACCTGATGAACGGCATCAAGGTTTCGATCACGGTCATGCGGGACAAGAAGCCACAGAACGTAGAGTATTCGTTCATGGCAGCGGTACAGAAGCCAGATGGAGGAGGGCGCCGGTTCAACTACACATCCACCGAATACGCCATGAGGGAGCCAGACCTTCGGGCTGAATTGCTACAAAACGCGTTGCTTGAATTGGCAGCGTTCCGGCGCAAGTATGCAGATCTGAGCGAGCTTTCTATGGTGTTCGTGGCCATAGACAAAGTGAGAAAGGCTGGCTAAGGCAGGCACGGCATGGCTCGGCGGATCAAGGCATGGTCAGGCGTAGTTAAGCCAGGCAGGCGAGGACGAGCGAGGCGCGGATGAGCAAGGCGCGGCAAGGCTCGGCCTAGCAGAGTTGAGCAAGGCAAGCACATCAAGGGAACCACAACGAAAGGACACGATAGTATGAAACGCAAGAACACCCACCGTCTCTCACCCGAGAACCAAGCGCGGATCACCTCCATCATGGACGCGCAAGGAATCTGCCAGGCCGCCCGTCATCTCGGGATGAGCCGGCATGCACTTGAACGCGCAGCCGGAGGGCTCACAATTCAGGCGGGGACGTGCGCCTTGCTGGAGAAGAAGCTTGCGGAGCGGGACGCGGCGGGGAAGACGCCATGACTCAAAAACTACCCAACCCGCCGCCAGATAATCAACGGCCTCCGCCCCCTCCAACTCCGCCAACGAACCTGGAAACGCTCTGCAAATACTGCCGTTGCACAAAGAGATACTGCACCTGCGAATACGGGCGGGTGCCAGAGATACCCGAACGACCAGGATACGCAGAACTGCTGGAGGCGCTCAAAATAATGGTTGAGCAACTCCACGATGATCTTAGCAATGAGGGGTTCTCTGACACTGAGGAACTAGAAGCGGCCAGCGCGCTCATCGCTCGGGCGGGAGGCTAATGGACGACAGAGCACGAATTCTCGCAAGAGGCGAAAGAGTTAAAAACCTAGCTCTCACCGCCTTGGACGGGTCCATTCCATTCAACAAGAGGCTCCCCAAGGACTTCTCCGCATCAATAGAACATCATGCTGAATACACCATCTACCGATACGGGGGAGAGACTTTCAGCGAGCCGTCAGCCTGGCCAAGCTGTCCCTGTGGCTGGTCACCCTGGCCAAGGAAGAGCCCTTCACCTTCGTGGACCACGCCCTTCGCCACGGCGATTCGCTGGTCGGGCTGTCGCTGGACCAGATCCGCGCCTTCCACTGGAAGCCCGAAAGCCAGCTTGAGCTGGTGGGCAAGGAGATCGAGACCGCCGTTGACGAGGCCCTGGCCCTGCGCCTGCGCATCCTGGAACTGGCGCGCGAGCACGGCAGCGCGGTCACCAAAGAGAAAGAGCGCCTGTTGTGGGACGCCGAGGACGCCCTCGACCGCGTGCGCGTGATCGCGGATCTGATCGTGGGCGCGTTCTTCGCTGCCGACAGCGACAAGGCCAGGCAGGCCGAACGCAACCGCCGTCTGGATCTTGTCAGCGCCTGGCTGCGCGACGGCGGCCCGGTTCCCGCCGAGCTGCGCGATCTGTGCGACGAGCTTCGCCGCGACGGCGAGGGCCGCAAGGCCATCCCGCCCTTCCACTGGATGACCGAGTTCCCCGAGGTCTTCTACGGCGAGCGGCGTGATCCCCTGGACAAGGATCGCGTGAACCGCGCCGCGTGGATGGATGCATTTGTCGGGAATCCGCCGTTCCTGGGTGGCCGAATGATCTCGGGAAGTTTCGGCGACTCGTACTCGCAATGGCTGGAGTTCACACACTCTGCGAGCAAGAACGCCGATCTCTGTGCGCACTTCTTCCGCCGCGCCGACTTCCTCCTCGGCCAGCACGGCACCATCGGCCTGATCGCCACCAACACCATCGCCCAGGGCGACACGCGCAACACGAGCCTCCAATACCTCGTGAACAATGGCACTGCGATCTTCGACGCCGTTCGCAGCATGCCGTGGCCTGGCGAGGCAACCGTCGCAGTGTCGGTGGTTCACATGGCAAAGGGGCATCTCGCGCAGCTACCAAACCTGCGCCAGCGGCTCGATGGCAACGACGTGGCTGCGATCAACTCGCGTCTGCGCCCCAAGCCCGAGCGACCGGACCCACACATTCTGAGTGAGAACGGAGGCCTGAGCTATCAGGGAAGCATCTTGGTCGGCCTTGGTTTCACGCTCACCCCGGAACAGCACGATAGCTTGGTGAAGGCCCATTCCCGCAACGCTGAACGCATCTTCCCCTATCTCGGTGGCGAGGAAGTGAACACCAGTCCCACTCAGACCTTCGACCGCTACGTGATCAATTTCGGCGAGATGTCCCTCGACGAGGCCGAGAAGTGGCCGGATCTCATTGAGATCGTGCGGGAGAAAGTGAAGCCAGAGCGAGACAAGGTCAAACGCGACGCCCATCGCAAATACTGGTGGCACTACGGCGACAAGCGGCCAGCCCTTTCGGCGGCTTTGGAGGGGAAGAAGCGCTGTCTGGTCACGTCCCGCGTGACAAAGCACCTCTGCTTTTCATTCCAACCCACCGGCCGCGTTTTCAGTGAACAGATCTTCGTTTTTGCTCTGGAAGACCACGCCCGATTCGCTGTCCTCCAATCCCGCGTTCACGAACCCTGGGCGCGATTGCTCTCGTCGTCGATGCGAACCGATCTCCGCTACAGCGCCTCCGACTGCTTCGACACCTTCCCATTCCCCGCCGCCGAGGCCCTGGCGCCCACCGGCGATCTGGAAGCCATCGGCGCCCGCCTCTACGAAACCCGCGCCCGCCTGATGGTCGAGCGCAACCAGGGCCTGACGACCACCTACAACCAGCTCAAAGACCCCGCCTGCGACAACCCCGAGATCCTCGCCCTCCGCCGCCTCCACGAAGACCTCGACCGCGCAGTCCTCGCCGCCTACGCCTGGCCCGACATCCCCGTCCCCGCCTACGAGACCCCCA